ATTAAGTTCAGAGAAAGTTTAAATGATAATAGAAAACAAGCTGAGGATAATTATTCAGAGTCATCTTATGAGTTATTGGAGTTTGACCGTTTATCTCAACAAGGAACAAATGATGCTTCAAACATCAAAGAACGCTTTAGAATATTGTCTAATTATATGGGCTTGAGTGATACTGAGGTTTGACTAAATTTGAGGCCCAAACCTAATAGCATCTTCTAAATGACTTGGTGCAAAGTGCGCGTAAACCATGGTTTGCTCAATCTTTGCATGCCCAAGTATTTGCTGTAGCACCAAAATATTACCGCCGTTCATCATAAAATGACTCGCAAAAGTATGCCTTAAAACATGGCTACACTGCCCCTTTGGTAAATTAATATCCGTTTTATTTACTGCCCGTTCAAACGCTTTTCGACAATCTGCAAATAGTGGCCCTGATTTTTTAGGTATCTCATTAAACAGCTTTTCACTAATTGGTACAGTTCGGTTCTTTTTACCCTTGGTATTAATAAAGGTGATGCGGTAGCTATCGCCAGATTTAATAACTTGAGAACCTTTTAAATTACATGCTTCACTTATCCTACACCCAGTAGCTAAACAGATTTTAGACACGATTAAAATATGCGGGTTAGTAGAACGCTTTAACTCATTAAGTAGAGTAATTATTTCGTCTTCCATCAAAAATGAAAGCTCAGTTTGTTGCAGTTTGAAAGGCTTAATTTCAGCTAGAGGATTCGGGTATTTTAACTCCCCTACTTCAATTAACTTATTGAACATACTCTTAATTAATACAAGGTCGTTGTTCGCTGTTTTCGGGCTTATTGGCGTTTCACCCGACATACGTTCACCACGCCATTTAACAAAATCTTTAGCCTGTAAATTCATAGCAATTGGATTGTTCAGCGCTTCGCAAGTCATTTCCAATTTAGCTAAAGCACGTTGCGGTGAAGCATATGTTTGGCCATGCACTTTATACCAAAGCTGGACTAAATCAGATAAGCGACGGCTATCAATTTTTTCTTGCTTCCAAGGCTTATCCTCCGCCTCAGCAATAGTATGATTTACATATCGTTGCGCCTCGCCACGGGTAGAAAATACCTTTCTAACCCTGCGGCCATCAGCACCCCAAGGACGAATATCAACTTTGTAACCACCATCAACTTTTTTGATTGTCATTTAATTTCTCAGGTATATGTAATGCTCAATAAAATTTGGCCATTATTTTAAACTTTTTTCTCTTTATGTGATTCAATCTCTTTGACCAGTTTTTCATGCATGAATTTTTTTTGTAAACCGTCTGTCATATAAAGGTCTTTAATTTGACTATGAATAATGTCTGCTATCTGAGTTATTTCAACACCTTTTTGAGGTGTTATTAGTTCATATACAGTTGCGTTGAAGACACCATTAATAAGCCCTTTTTGAAATTCATTACTCTTCTCATCAACTGTTTTTTCTATTTCTTCAATACCAAAAATTAAATAATCAAGCCTAATTTTTTTTTCAACCGCCACCTTTAGACACACATCCCAAGGAACAACCCCTTTTAATCTACAGTTCGATGCCCAATTAGTTTTGTATCCAAATTCTAATGATAATTCTTTTAAAGTCCTTAAATTACAAGCATCTAAAAGCCTCTCAAATATATCCGCTACATTCACTTCCATAAAAAACTCCAAAAAAAGGTAAAATTAACCTGAATACCCTTAAAAAAGGTAATAACCTCTTTTTGAGGTATTTAAGCGGGTACTAAAGGTTTTTAACATGATATGCATTAATAATACATGATATTTCCGCTTAGTTAACTCTGAATGCTGACCTAACAACAAACTGTATATCTCAAATGGGATATATAAAAAATCAATCTCCAGAATAGAGATAGCAACCATGAATAAACAACTTATTTTATCTATTCCAGCACCTATCTTGACATACCAAGAGTATGCACGCTTACAGGGGCTAACAGTGAAAGACGTTGTTAATGCCGTTTTTGCAGGAAGATTGCCAACTTATACACCTCCATGCTCGCCAAGTGAAAATCCAGCAAGAGTAAAAAAATATATCAACATGATTGCGCTTTATGCCGAAGCAGCCAAAGCCGCAAATATTGATCTTGCTATAACGTCGAAAGCCTAAATATGAAATTCTATCTTCAATATATCTCAACCACAGATGAATACGCTTTAGGTTTCAATAAAATTGAACACCCTCTTATGTATCCATCACGTTCAGAAGCTATGGCCTTCTGTATTGACTTCAGTAATGGCGGTTCATTTGAAATTATTGATGTAGATTGCAATAACTGGCAAGAGCTTTTTGATTCAGGAGCATTCGACTATGAACCTGAATGCTAATGAACTAAATCAAAACATCACAAAGATCGATTATTTATCTATTGTTTTTTGTCCTAATGAAGTTGCCCGTTGCCGTTTTAATGCAAAATTAGCATTCACCAATGGGGACTTTTCCTCATACAAAGAAGCTTATAACGCTATGTTATGTGCTGAAATTTTCGAGAATAATTCAACTGACGACTTTAGCTCAGATGTAAAACAATCCAATTCAGATCTGGTTAACGCTGTTGCTACTGATGATTTAGAAGTAAGCGTGAATGAGACAGATACATGGGTTTCAGACTTAGTATATGGAGAATTATGGGATTCAAACCTCTCTCGCTCTGCTAAGTACCGTCATTATAAATCGATAAAAGATATCCCCGAAGAAGAACGCAAACATTTTTTAAAAACTATAGTAAGAAAAACAAAGCGTTACAAAACACTTTCCTCTTTAATTGAGGGTGATATTTCAAAGTTTATGCACCTTCTAAACACCGAGGTTTCAACAGAATCAGATCGTTTAACTAAAGATACATTAAGTTGGTCTTATCGAGAAAATACAAGTGGCATGTTTACTTATGAAAAGTCAGCAACTCTCTATCGTCATGATGTTAATTCTGGAGCTATCGCTTGGGGTGCTAATAATGGTGGTGTAATGATTTCGTTTACGGGCACTGGTTGTGCTGGTTTAGATATACCTAAACTGCACAATATGCTTAAAAAGATGCCTAACGTAAAAATTACTCGTTTGGATATTGCCTACGATGATTACGAAGGGAACAGAACCGTACTTGATTACTTTCAAAACCTAGAAGAAGGGGCTTTTTGTAAGACAAACCAAGCCCCCTCTTTTTCTTTTATTCAAACGGGAAAACTGCAAAAGCTTACTTCTGAACAACAAATCGAATGGAAGAAAAAACACGGCTGGCAGAAACGTTATGACTGCGTAGCTAATGGTGGGAACACTCTTTATGTAGGGAGTCGGAAAAATGGAAAAATGGCGCGTATGTATGAAAAAGGTAAGCAAATGGAAAGTGAATCTCAACCTAATTGGGTTCGGGCTGAGCTTGAGCTTAGGAGTATTGACCGTGTTATCTCCTTGGATGCACTTCTCAATACCGATGCCATTTTTGCTGCTGCCTATCCCGCTTTTGATTTTATTACTTCTGAACGCCTTGAAATTAGAACTACCAGTAGAGAAAGAATAAATAACGGAGTTTTAGTTGCTGACCGTTTACAACGTTACTGTAAGCAGTCTTATGGGAAGCTGTTAAATTTTTTACGTCATATAAAAGAATTATCAGATAAGGACATTATCGATCAACTAACCAAAGGGTTAGATTATTCGGATGTTCCTGATTCTATTAACCAAGATGGTATTACTCCTGAATATCTAATTTTTTTGCGGCATGCAAAAGAGCTATCAGATAAAGACATAATCGACAAATTAACTAAAGGCTTAAATCCTTGGGATATACCCAAGTCAATAATTGAAGCCACAATTACACCACCTAATCAAATGGAGTTTTTAACATGAAAGTAATTTTATTATCAGCCGCAAATGGTAAAGGGGTTTCGAGTAAATCAGGTGTTCCTAAGCATTATGCTTTTTCATCTGTTTCATACTTAGTACCAGAAAAAGATTTTATTCAAGGTGACCACAACATTCAGAAGTGTGGATATGAACCTGAAAGTGTCTCAATGCTAGACAATCAAGATTTATAC